AGGCTGGGTGTGCTTCAGCAATTCTACTTTGCATTTCTTTCCAACCATTATCATTCTTCATAGCACCAACACCTACGACACCACTAGATATATTTATCTGTGTTAATAACTGTTTTATGTGCTTATTCTTTTTTAAATAAGCTTCTTTTTCAGAAATCATCATCATGTCGTCCCAAACTTTACCAGTTTTTGTATTTTCAAAGGTGTATGTTGGCATGTTTAACCTTTAAAGGGGTCTTTGATTACAAAATATTTGTTAAGCATTTCTAATTGGTCATCATACTCAGCAATTATTTTTAGTTCTTTTTCTGCTTCGGTAAGAACATCACCATGTTCACCAATACCAACTGCATTTTGTAGAATTACCTCTACATTAAGTTTATGTTTTTCTATGTGACCTTGTGCATGTGCTTTTAAGGCCTCAATCATTTTTTCACGCATTTATAACTCCTATATCTCTGCCGTGTTTTGGTAGTATTTCACACCCTCTATGTACCAGTTTGGCACACTAGCAGGTGATTTCCATGTCGCAAATCTAGTTTTTTCTAAACAATAATATTTACGATATGACTCAACTGAATCACCAGGTACTTTGCAATAATCAGGCATAGCAGGTGTAGGTTCAGTTGCAATCTTATTTAGTTGAATATTTTTAGGTGGATGTTTTAGTATGTCACCTAATAACTGAATAGTTTTGTGGTCAAGAACATGACCATATCTTAATTGCCATTGTTCGTGTAAAGCTATCATGTGTTTGTATAACCAGTTATAGTGGTATGCACTTGACATAACCCACTTCGTACTAGGGTGGTTTACATGACTTGCTTTGTATAATACATTTTCTAGGTTTGAATTAGGATGTGACCATCTTTTAATCTTACGACCATTTTTAGTTTGACCATAATATTCTGTACCGTCAAGAATACGGTGAGCAGTTGATAACATTTGAGCAGACTCAATAATCATTTTACAGACATGTTTATCACACGACATTTCAGCTGCAATTTTTGGGTCTTTATCTAAGTAAAATACATTCATAATTTATTCATTCTCCCTCACTTTTAATAACAAGTATAACACACAAACAGTAAATGGCAAGCCTATAAAAAACAAACCTAACATTAATTGATTGCTTTCCTAAAGTAATCTTCACGGTTATACATTTTACATAATTTAGAGAACACACCGTACCAGTAATCCTTAGCCCAATCTGTTCTTGCGTTTCTACATGCCGTTTCGGCACTTTTGATTCGCCTATCTTTTAATTTCTCACTAATCATAACTACATTATATACCATTTTACTCTCTTTGGCAACCACCTGTTTACGATAAATCCATTATTTGATTAAGTTTTATACGAATTTCATCTGGATTTAGACCTAATTTCTTCATTTTATCATAGTCCTTACTCTTTAGTTCACCAGTACCTATTTTTTTAAGAATATCTTTATAAACTTTTTCTCTATCTCTGACTCTTTTCGCTCTAACTTTTGCGTTAGAAGCTTCTTTTTGGTAATCTTTTTGGACTTTGTTTTCGGCTTCTTCTTTGTCAAGTTTTCTACTCCTTAGTGAGATATTAGCCGCTATCAATAACAATACTGCCAATGGGTCAAATACAAATATCAATACTATAATTACCCACCTAACAGCTTTATCAAAATAATCTTGTGCTTGCTCACCATATATTAATTCTGCAATATATTTAATTGGTCCTACTTCAGCTTCTATCTTATCTTGTTCTAACTGTAATGAACCTTTTTGGTCTGATAATTCTGCAATCTTATCACTTGCCTCGTTAATGGCAAGCGTCAAAGTGTCCCTTTCAGGCTTTTGTTTTTCTCTTTCTTTTAGACCTCTTGTTACATATTCCATACCAATATATGTTTCAAGTGTACTATCTAACAATGTTAGTGTTTTGTTTGCTCTCTCTATAATTAAATTTTGTTGTTTAATTTGATTATCAATTAATTCTATTTTAATATTGTTACTAGATGTAGGTTGTACTTGGTCTAGGTGTGCCTTTGATAAGAAACCAAAGATACCCATAGATGTGATAAAGATTAATACTATAACAGCAAATGTCAAGTATGCTTTTATAGTTTGTGGTACAAGTTTATTGCGCCAGTTGTTATATAACCATGAGGCAGCTACAAGTTTACCAACTTCTAAAGCACTACCCATAGCGATAATAGGTACAACTGCACCTGCGAATAAGGCCGTTAATCCAGCAATTGAATAACCAGCGGCTATTACAGATATAGATATGGCACTTAAAAATACTATTATTATTGTTAACATAAGTCCTCTTAATTTATTTGTGGTATAGTATATTTTTCTCTCAACATTTTAATAATTTTCGTCACTTTTGAAAAATAATCTTTATCTGAAGCATAGGCACCTAAAGTATTTACCAATTGTAATGAATCAGTAACACCATTATCTATTTTCTCCCTATACTCTTCAAACTTCGTACCATTATTTAGTATATTAATATAATGTTGAACACTATCACACTCATGCATATATACTTTTACACCCCACTTCTTTGGATTATTAGACGGTAACATATGTGGTTCTCTTAAATCATATGTACGAATACCAAATAGATTTTTACCCTCTAATGCAAATCTACTATTACCCCATGCACTCTCTAAACCTGCTTGAGCAATTAATAGTTCTAGGTTTACAGGAAATACATCTGTGGTAGAGTTGTAAATATACTCTACACATGCAACGGTACTATTAATGAAAGTTTGATTGTTCTCTCTTTCAAAATCAGGTCTGGTGTATGTGGTGATTGCTTCTAAAGTATCTACAACTTCTTGTACTTCAAGTTCTAATTTATCGGCGTGTGCCTGTTCTTTCTCTGCTGATACTGTATACCAGATACCTCCAAAAAACAAGATGACCACTACGGCCATCAATGTTTGAAGGATTGTTTTGATTTTTTGTACCATTAGGCTTTCCTAATTACAATATAATCATAACTTGATATAGATTCAGGCTCGTTTTCGCCATACTCTGACCATGTGCCAATTTCTATATTCTTATTCTTCTTTTGAAAGAATTGTAAATCACCACGGTCAATGTATTTTGTCATGTTTTTAAATATCTTTTCAGATTGTTTTTCTGTAAAGTTATTTGCCACATCTGTAGACCAATTACCTGTGTAGTAGGTCATTTTACTTTCATTACTGTTAATAAAATGGTCTAGTTGTTTGGGGACGCCACTAATTACCGATTTAAGGTAGTGGTCTAGTTCTTTCGATTTTGTTTGTTTTGCCATAATATAGTTTTCCTTTTTTCATTGTTTATAAATCTGCAATTTTGAATTTCTTGATTACATTTTTAGTTGGTATAACTGTTGTATTACCACCATCTGCCAATTCACCATTCTCTTCATAATTGTAGTCACTCATCAAAACATGAACCTTTTTATCATTCTTTACCAACCAACCGGTTGATACACAAATAGCAGGTTTCATTCTTTGAATTTCTTTTAATGATTTCCAACCAGCGTCTGATTGAATATCCTCCCAATACACCAAATAGAAATCAAATGTAAACGGTATCTCCGGTACATCATCTCTGAATTTTCGTGATTGTTTTTTAGCCACTTATTTCCTTTTTGTACATCTCGTCTGCTTTCATCTGCAACTCTTTAGCAATACTTTCAAGTATAACAGGTAAGTTTTTTTCTAAAACATCTGTCATCTCTAAAGAGAATTTGTATGCCAATTTGGCCATCTCTGCTTCTAATACAGACATATCTACACCATTACCACTTATGTTTTCTTTTATAACATGAGCGACAACAGCTGTGTTGTAGTCATCTGCTTGTACTGATTTAGCAAATGCGTTCAAACCAAACCACAAAACTAAACAAATAACAATTATTTTTTTCATAATATATCCTTTCTCAATTATTTATGGATACATTATACACTAAAACGGACATAGAGTCAAGCACTTTTTTGCTATATTTGGCGCTTTTTTTAGTCTTTTTGTGCTTTTTTTGATGGCTGCGACAGTATTGTCACTACTCCGGTCGTACAAACTTGTCATTCCAACCAAATGCCTCTTTGACAACTGATTCGGTAAGACCTTTATACATCTTGTTAAGAGCTTTGTTCTTCATTCCAAGTAAGACCTTTGCCTCGTCTTGGTGTAAACCCTCTAACATCTGAATAAACATCTTTTCTTTTTGTACTTTGTTAGTAGCATTATCAGCACCTTTTACGAAATGCCATAGTCTTTTTGCTTCGTTTCTTAATAGACCATGTTCAGTTCCTATCGGAGCTTCATTTGCCATGAATGGTGGGTCACCTGCTGGTAAATCCCATGCAATATTAGGGTCAAATGCACCTTTCAAAACTTGTTTAAGTGGTGCTGTTTCGTGTTCTCTTAACACTTGAATTTTTTTAGGTTTATCTTTTGCGTTATTAACTTTTTTTAGAATTTCAGACATTAGTTCTACTGTCTGACCCATACCAGATGTTCCTTGATTTGTTTTCATAGAAGCTGGGTTCATTAAATGTGGGTGTCTTGCTTGTTCGGCCATAATTTCTCCTTCAAATTTATTATGTATTCGTATTGGTATTTATACATAAAAAAAGGCAGGCGCATGGAGCGCCTACCCTCAATTTTGATAGATTATGCGTTAGCGTAACCTTGTGAACCAAATAAAGCAGTTTGACCAGCTGCAATTACAGCTTTTGATGGTGTTCCTACTCTGTAAGATACGCCAGCAGATGTTCTATTTTCATAAATCATCATACCTTCGTTTCTTAATTTACCAACCATAGCAGCTGGTGATTTAAGGTCAAATGTGTTTCTTAGAGATTTCCAAGTTACAGTATTGCCTTTAGCAAAAAGGTTT